TGTGGAATATGTACGAATATCTGGCATCTCGGTCATACGCGCAATATGCCCCAGAATCATCAGACTCTTCCCTACACCAACAGAGTCTCCCAGAATTCCATAATTGGAATAGATACGCTCCTTATCAATCAGTTTCCCCCGTGGAAACCCCTGCTCAAACGCTTCCATCTGCGCAAGGACCGCTTTCTGATGGGGATGCATTGGTATCTTAATCGTGTTCGGCGGAACATCCACTATCGGTGATGATTCCGTTAAACTATTTAGATGTACAGTATGTAAAGATCGTATGTAATCTTTTGCACTACTCATCTATACTCTTGCGTGTGCCATTCGGTTTAAGCTATGGCAACTCCGTGTAAAATTTCCGTAGAGCCTGGTCTTTTATAAAATCACGAAGTTTCAGCGATGTTTTTTTGACGAAGGGATTCTGCGGGTCGTCGCGCATTTTTTTCTTGTTAAACGTGTTTTCAGAGTGTGAGAGGACGAGCATAACCTTCATCGGATCCAGCTGAATCATCGGATGCCTGTAGCTCTCCAGGAATGACTTCTCCTCTGCGTGGGTCACAGTCTCATCATACAGGTGATTCTGGGAATACTCACGCCTCCAGGCCATTGTACCATTCGTCGCGTGGTTCTGATTGTATGGACCGAGCCTGTAAATCGTCTTGATGTCCGTGTAATACATGTAAATTTCCGAGGATCCTGCGAGCTGAATTTGCGGGTAGAGTTTGAATTTCGTAACCACGTGTGCAACTCGCTCTGGCGGATAGAAATCATCATCATCCATTGCCACAATAATATCCCCCTTCGCCTCCGCGTTCAGCCGATTTCGCTTTGCACCGATGTTTTTCTTGATAGGATCATAGATATAGCGGACATTGGGAATAGCGGCGGCCAGAAACAGATCCTCCACCTTGTCTGAACCGTCATCCAGAACAATCCACTCCATCCGATTTTGCGGGTAGGTTTGTTGCTGGAAAGCCTTGATAATATTGGGGATGAAACGGCGCCTGTTATAGGTGGGTGTAATTACCGAAACAAATGGGAAATTCCGCATTTGTTCCGATACGTTTTTCGTAGCCATTTCTATAGTATAAACGTCTGAAACGTTTAGATGTTTTACGTGTAAAATCGTGTTTTAATAAGTACTGCTGCAACGTACACATTGGCGGCAAGAAGAATCCCACTCATAATTCGCAGGGCTTTACTATCTTTATTCTCTAGACTTTTACCTATAGTTACTTTAGGTGCGGGGGGAGGGTAAGAGAAAAGACCAGGAGGACCTTGCCTTAACGGATAAATAGTTGCATACCATTCTGGAGGGTCATACACTGCATAGGCTAAACTCAAAGGGTACCAGGCAAATCCGTAGAGGAATGCAAGAAATCGTCTAGGATCTCCCTCTGTTATTGCGTAATTTGAACTAATAATTCCACCGAAGACTGCAGATGCGTAAATAACAACAGCAATGAATGTTTTTTGGGTAGTATTTGTAATATCAGAGCTCCACTGTGCCCACGATGTTTGTATGATGGGTGGTGTTGTCCCTGTTGCCGGTGCTGGAACTGGTGCTGATATTACTGCTGTTGGCGCGGGTGCTGGCGCGGGTGCTAGTGCGGGTGCTGGTACGGGTGCTAGTGCGGGTGCTGGTGCGGGTGATTGTGATACCACCCCTGGCGCCATCCCTCCAACTGGTGCAGTTGCCGGTACAAGTACCGAGCCTGGATTAACTGCTGCCGACATTCTCCAGAATCTATTAAGGTTTATGATTTGTACATACACATATACACACAGAGCTCACAGAGCATATTTGAGACCGGCGTTACCGGAAGCAACCACAAAGAAATTGATACTCTCTGCATAGATTCCCAATGAATACGTATACGTCGTATTCGTAGGAAGAGGCCAGAAATCAATTTCCACCTGTAGGCTGCGAATACGACTTGCGTTCAGAGATCCTGATGGCTGAATCTTGGAACTTGTGAGTGCCCAAGAATAAAACGGTAATTCAGCATTTGTGAATCCAGATGTGTATCTGTAGGGAGTAATTTTCGTAAAAAAATCAACAGGCTTCGCCTCCTGAATTTCATTTCCATCACATATAATTCGCACCTGGCGAATTATGTCCTTCTGTGAATTTAAAATTAGTCTGCCCCCCATCTGCCCCCAGAGACCTTGGGGTGCCGACGTGGTTAAATTAAACGGAGCGAAGGGATAGGTGTACCAATTCGTAAAATTAGAAATATCATTTCTGTAAGTCCAATCGGATCGTCTAGGGATGAAAATAAGACGTGTCAAAGGATTATGTAAATCAATATCAAATGTTGTTCGCTGAATAATTCCTTCGTACGGAATCGTAGTCACCTGTGGTAAAACATAGGACAACGGTCTGGAGGCAAATATATTTCGTTCATCCTCTGCCAAATACACGAATGTACATTGAATTCTAGGATTTAAGAACCACGTATTTAATGTGGGAACAGTATACCCAATATCCACAAGGAAGTTATTAATATTATCCTGTGGATTATTGGATGCACCGTATTGTGGAATATTATTGTTGATGTTGAATGTGGCCGCAGTCATTGCCTGTCCTGGCGCAACACGATAGCCAGAGATATCATTGATAGTGTACAGACTGTTAATAGGGTTCAGTGTCAAATAAATTTCACAGTCCTGATACTGAATGCCCACGAGCGGTAGAGCCTGGGAGGTTGCATCTGTAAACCAGAAATTCAGTGGAACGTGAATATCCTGTCCTAGAATACTCTGCCGATTGAGTTGCACGGATCCTGAAGCTACCTGTGTAGGGTCTTCCACCACATTCGGGTATCCTGTTTGACTTATTCCACCTGCATAGGCACCGAGGGCAGGATTATTCAGCGTTGGCACATCTCCCACAAGAATCTGCCATTTCTGAAATGCATCCGTATCGTACTCCAACATCGCCTTTGCCATTAGATACGTACCATCAAATTGTTGAATTGTCTGTCCGCCAACTCTGAATTCTGCATTGTTGATCAGCGCAGCTCCTAGGTACCTTGCCCATCGGAATTCACATTGGTGGGGGGCCCTTGCAGGGAGATAGGCACTGTAGATATCGGGAATTTGGAAACTGAAATACATATCGGACAACAGATCTCCCACACGTTGAATTTTCGCTCGTAGCTGAATTGTCTGATCAAACGACAATTGGTTGGGGCCGTCTAGGGAAATTGTCACGTTCTCCATGGAAAAATGAGAATAGCGTTTGAAAATTTTGTAGTAATATGTCATTTGAGGATTACCGCTTAAGATAACATTCTGTGAACCGTAAGCGACAAGTACTAAAATTCCTCCACCAGTCATTCAACTCCTAACACTATCGTTATAGAGTTTTTTAAGCTTTCGTGCGTCTATGTCGTGTATAGTCGGCTGCGCAAGCAGCCCAGTATAGACTAATGGAGACGGTAGTCTCCATTAGTGTATAGTCGGCATCGCCAGATGCCCAGGATTAGCGTAAGCTGCGAAGCAGCGTAGTATACACGTAAGTGTATAATCAGCGAATCGTCGGCATATTCTGATTAGCCCACCAATCATCCGAAAGATAGGAATCATTTACAGATGATACCGCCCTTGTTTTCGTGGATCTTCCAGCACTCTGTATCTTGCGAATTTCGGACAGTGATAGAGCATACCGGGCATACGCAAGGGAACTTATTTGCCCAGATATTGGACCATTGATAGTAGGAGCATCTGAAGGAAGAGCCGCAATCAGTGGCCCATGTAAATTATTCATTACCAAGTTTGAAAACACAATAATATCCTGATAGTTTTGGTAGGGAACCGCACCGCTAAACGAAATACGATTCGCAAGCGTTCCGTTAACATAGACATCAAGACCGCTCTTATAGCAATTCAGTACAACGTGAAACCACTTTTGGACCGGGATATTTGTTATATCAACATGTGCATATGGATCCGAATAGGTGTTCATAAACACGCGCATTGTATTCGTGTTTCCAAGCATAAAAACACCAGGTCCCATTAATGGCCAGGGAGTTGCATATCCCTTATGAAATACGTGCTTGATGGATTGTTCACCTGTAAATGTCTTTGCATTGACATACAGGAAGAAGGA